AACACAGTCGAACTTCCATTTGCAGTTGTAACACCAGCATGCACATTAGGATATATGCCGTGTGTTGTAACTGTAGACCCGTTTACTGAAATTAACTTATCGTTTGCATAGACAGTTGACTGTGCGGTAGAACTAATTATTCCGCCGCCAGTATTAGCATCCGTCTTTCGTTGTACGGCTGCCATTACTTCTTCTTAGCAGTCGTCTTTTTCTTTTTCTTTGCAGTAGGTTTCTTAGCAGGAGTAGGTGCAGGTTTTTCACCAGCTCTTGCAGTTGTTTCACCAGTTACTTTTGCAATTATCTCATCAACAGCATCAGTTGTCTTTCCAGTTGTTTTTCCTGTAACATCATCTGACTCTGCAACGGCCTTATCGAGTTTCGCATTAAGTTCTTCATCATACTCTCTAAAGATGCCTTGACTTCTATTCTCAAAAGCATTCTGTTTATCACTCGTACTATGGCCTGCTTGTGCATTGCCTGGGTGGAATACTTTTTGATTAGGTGGGTCATTTGGTTCTGGTGTGTATGGTTTTGTAACTAGAGGTGATTTAGTCGGAGTCAATCCTGGTGGTAATATAGCCTTACCAGTAGCAACAAGAGTTCTTCTATTATGTAAGTGTTGTTCTTGAATTTCTGCCTTATCTCCGCCTTCATAAGCAACAGCGTGCATTTCTCTAATTAATACCTTAGCAACATCTTCACCATTAATTGTTCTAAAGGTACCAAGAACACGGCCAAACTTACCTTTCATATCTTCGCCCTTCTTACTAACTCGTGTTTCTAATACTGCCTCATCGCCTAATAGAGAACTTAGTCTTTCTTTTGCAAGAAGTCCAAAGACCTTTTCTACTTTATCACTTGTTCGTGATTCTGGCGTGTCAATGCCCATAATTCTTACTCGTTCATTGTGAACCCAGATGCCAAAGCCTAAATCTATGTCGACATCAACCGTATCACCATCAACGATTTTTCTAATTTTAACTCTATACTCATGCATGATTTTTTCCTTTAATAAAGATTGCTTTAATTGTACATAAACTATTTATAATCGCTTGACAGGAGGTTTGGATTAATGTATAATACTTGTTATGAATAATGGGCGAATATCCAAGAAGGATATTGAAAATGATTTAGTACGAATATTCGAGAAATATCCAAAATCCATAGAAAAGGTGATTTCCATCTCTTTTAACCTGATTTTAGACTGTTTTGTGGTCATGTACGGCGAAAAAAAGACGATAAGCCTGTTGAATGACTCAAAAAAGTCAATTCGTGATGGAAAACACACTCAAAAACAAAGAAAAACTCGAAAATCAACTAAAAGGAGTCAAAAATAGTGAGAAAACGCAAGGTTTTAACGGAAAAACGCAGAATTTTACTAAAGACAGAACATAAGGCATACAACAAACGACTTAGAGAACAATATTTACACTCTGCTCAACTAACTTTTGACGATTATGTTGACTATGTTGATGGCTACTACAAAGTTTCAATACAATCCCAGTCTATTAAGAGATACTCTATACCAAAAGTCAGAGAAACAGAAGAAATTCCTAGTCTATCTGCATTTAAAGAGTCTGCAACAGGCGTTGACTGGCTCAAACACAAAGAAAAACTAGAAATTAGTAAACAGTACACAGTAGTGCCTGCATACAATAAGGGTCCTTACATGGTTGTACCTATTGATGAACTACATACCGCAGGTAAGAAAGTATAGTGAATTGAATTCAACTTATTCCGTGCCATTTTTCAACCAAATAGTTAGCACAAACTTTGGGAATCGTGTATAATATGCTTATATTATGATGAAAAAGGATGAAATATGAAAGTTGGAAATAGAATGAAAAATGGTCGCAGAGAGGACCGTATAAATGCAAGATTTGAAAAAATGGTTGCAAAAGTAAACAAACTTGAGGCCGAGAATAGACGCCTTAAAGAATTACTGATTAATGCTGGCATAGATGGGTGGCATGTACCAGACCCGATTTTACAAAAAAGATTTGATGATATTATCGATAAGGCAAAATCAGACGAAATGCATAATCTAAGGGAGAAGTCATTCAAATGAAGGTTACTGATAGAATAAACGCAATCATTCAAATTCAAAAACTTGTTAAAATGTTTGATGATGCAGACGAACTTGAACTTCTAGTCAAATTGATTGAAGAAGCAAAACTTAAACTAAAGGAGTTAAAATGAATAATTGGGAAAAAGAACACAACGAAAATATGGAATCAATCAGAGCATCTTACGATAGCATTATGAAAAGCGGCTACTCTATTATGGGTGTTATGATTCTTTGGATTGGTATTGAAATTGGAATGATGTTATGAAAAATACAATTATTATTATTCTACTTATTATTAATGCAATTATATGGAGTCAACTATGACAGGTGAAGAGCAATTTATAACAGCGATTATTGAACAAGCAATTGAAGATTGTGCTTACACAGGCACAAGTGCTAAGAAAATTAAATTCAAGATGGACGCTATCGACTGGATTGTCGGCCGTCATCCTGAGTTTGTAAACTATTGTAAGATGTTAGGTATTGAATACGAAGTCATACGAAACAAGATAGTACAGAATGTTGACATGTCTTACACACAAAAACAAAAATTCAAAATTAAAGACGAGGAGATTGCACTTGCCTAAAAAAATGACTTACAACGAAACAGTTCGTGCGGCCGCAAAAAACAAAAACGGAATTGATTTTAAGTTTAATGAAGATTTGATACTTGCTGACATACAACAATATGTCGAAGCAACCTATGGTTCTCATTATGCTCAAACAAAGAGTTATCAAGCGACAGAAATTATTATTGACCAAGGTCATGGTACTGGTTTCTGTATGGGTAATATTATGAAATATGCTCAACGCTATGGTAAGAAAGAAGGACATAATAAGGCTGACTTGATGAAAGTTATCCATTATGCGATTATACAATTATCGACAGACCACTACAAGGAGAAATAATGAAATGACTTTTGAAGAATTAAGCCGTCAGTTTGAAAAACTGTGGGTAGACTTATGTGAGGATGGTCAACAAGACCCACTTGCATGTGCAGGTATTATGATGGCTCAAGCCATGAGAATATACAAGTCAATGCTCACAGAAAACGAATTTAATATTATGGTAGAAACCATACTAAAATCTCGACCAGAGATTACTACAATAGAGAAACCTACAATTAACTAATGTACAAACAAATAAGTGAAAAGCAATTTAATAAATTGTTAGACTCCTATGAACAAGGAGGCACCTATCAAAAAAAGAAAACTATGATTGATAAAAATAAAATGAGATTCACCTACGACCTTTGGTTGCAGAAATACAAAGGCAAAACTGTACATGAAATTACTGTAGAAGAACACACAAAGTTCTCTAAAGAATACAAATCGTGGAAGACAGGAAATATTGAGAAATTATAAATATTGCTTACAAATCTTGGGACCGGTAAATCATATGAACAGATACCCAAGTCGTCCTCGGTAAGACGCAAAATTAGGTGTATGTTTAACGATACTCAGCACCTAAAAGTTGGTCATCAATGACGAAGCTTCCTACTACTTTGATGACCGACTTCTGCCCCCATCTTTAGACTTTGCTTCTTCATCTTTCTGTTGTTGAATCACCATATCAAGTTTAGCATTTAAACGAATCAAATCGTTATCTAGCATTCTAATCCTATCAATAAGTGCAATGAGAGTCATATGGCTTTCGTGTACAACTGGGTCTACTTCGGTAGTAACCCATTGCCATATGTAATAGATAAAGTATCCCAGTCCTATTGCTGCGATAATTGGGAATCCGTATTGACTGATTAATGCACCAATGTCTAATTGTTCAGCTGCTTCCATTAGTCCTTCCTTGCATCTTTCTGACCATCTGCTCTTGCGATACGGTCCATATCAGGTTGTATGCCAAATGCTTGACACATCTTTACATCAATACGAACAATCTCGTTGTTCATAGTTTTTACTCTGTTGTCGAGGGCGATTGCAAACATGCGTTGTTGCTTAATCGAATCTAACACACCTGTTAAAATAAAGTTAAGTGTTAGAAAGACGAAGTAACCACCAACTAAGGCTGCAACTATAGGGAATCCTACATCTGTGATAAGTGATAACCATTCCATATCTATTTCTCATTCAGTTTCATATAACTATTTATACTCAGTCAAAGAAGTAACC